GCCACAACTGTGGTTATGGTGCTAGCATGAATACTATTCTCAAGGAACTCGCCCCAACTTCTCACAAAGAATACTGCCTTGAGAAATTCGGTGAAAATGAGAACAAAAACTGGGAACCCAAAGGCGCAAACTGGACTCCGAATGGTCATAAACTGTTCGATGATAAACCAGTAGAACCGCCTAAATTCAGACCAAAATTTAGTCTATTCGATAAACTTGTGGACGCGGTGGATACACTTCCATATGACCATGAAGTAGTTCAATATGTGCAAAGTAGAAATATCCCAAAAGATAAATGGGATCGACTTTACTATATTGACAATATAAAAAATATAGTACAACTCAATGACAAATACCAAAAATCGATTGTAACGGAAGAGCCCAGATTGGTCATCCCCTTCTTTGACCACGATGGGCAGTTGATGTCGGTGTCGTTGAGAGCTATGAGAGGGGAAACGCTTAGGTATATTCTTGTAAAAGTGAAAGAGGATGCGCCTACAGTATTCGGTTTGGATAAAGTTGATAAGTCCAGACCTATATCAATTGTTGAAGGCCCGCTAGACAGTCTGTTTCTTGAAAACAGTATTGCCTGTGCTGGTACATCCTTTAATAAGATTGAACAGTTGAACCTAGACCGTGATAATATTACAGTTGTATTCGACAATCAACCCAGAAACCCAGAAGTGGTTAAATTGGTTGAAAAATATGTTGACTTGGATTATAATGTTGTTATATGGCCAGAGACAATTGTTCAGAAAGATATAAATGATATGGTGAACGATGGTATTGATGTACGCGATGTAATTAGTAATAATACACAGAGTGGATTGACTGCCAAGTTTTTGTTAAACCAATGGAAAAAATGTTAGGAGAAAAATATGATTGAACAAGAATATATACCTCTAGCTATTTTGGGTGTAATTATCGCATGTGCTGTGCTTGTTGCAATTCTGAAACCTTCAGAAAGAAAAGAAGTCAAACCTGCTATTGAAAAAAGACCTGCTAAGAAGGTCGCTGTTGTTACTAATGACGGTAAGTATGTAGAAGGTGTAAGCACCAATGCGTTTAAAATCGAGGATTTGGAAAAATTAACCAAAGCAAAAATCGATGAATTCGGTGAGGCTAAAGGAATTAAACTTGACCGAAGAAAAACCAAAAAAGCAATGATTGAAGACTTATTGTCTGCAATCGATGGTACTAATCATAAACTAGGAAAATAAAATATGAAACCACGAGTGAGTTTGGTTGGGTTAACCCAGCCTTCTGCTTCAACTGATTGTCATTCTGCAAATGAATTAATTGCATACGCAGCTAGGGTTAGTAACCCAGAGAATCAGGCGAACGCTAAAACTGCACCAAAGTTACTTGCTTATTTAATTAAGCATCAACATTGGTCACCCTTTGAAATTGTATCTGTGACTATGGAAATTAATACAACACGCGATATCGGTAGACAAATACTGAGACATCGTACTTTTTCTTTCCAAGAATTTAGTCAAAGGTATGCAGTATCGGAAGAGTTTGAACACCGTGACGCAAGACTGCAAGATGAAAAGAATCGTCAAAACTCCATAGAAACGGATGATAATAAACTTATCGAAAAGTGGAACATGGAACAGTCGAAAGTCATCAATGAAGCTAAAAAAGTTTACAAGTGGGCCCTAGATAATGGTATTGCCAAAGAGCAAGCGAGAGCGGTGTTACCAGAAGGTAATACTATGAGTACGATTTACATGGCTGGTACACTACGCTCTTGGATTCATTACTGTCAATTACGGATGGCACATGGAACCCAGAAAGAACATATGGACATTGCTAAAAAATGCTGGTCTATTATAGGTACTCATTTTCCAGATGTGGTAAAGGCGGTAGAAAGTGAAACTTAATGAACTTGCGCTGGAACTTGCGAAGGCAGAAGATGAAAACTCTGAGATAGAAAAGGTTGAGGAAAGAATTCCTTATGCTTTTCCTTGGAATAGAAGACTAAAGGAAGCAACTAGAGTAGAATGGAGTTCTACAGATAGTGCTGATGCTTTTGATTCTAATCTAAAGAACCACAAAGACAAACTTGAAAAGTATGGGTGGTTGGATACAGAAATACACTACGATTTAAATTCATATGGGTATCGATGTGATGAGTTTTATGAAGATAAAGATTCTTATGTTGGTATAGGTGAATGTTTTACATATGGTACAGGGTTGCCTGCCGACATGTCATGGACATCTCTTCTAGAGAAAAACATACAGAAGAAGGTATGGAACTTGGGACTATGTACTACAGGTCTCGATACCAGTTTTAGAACTCTTTTAACTTGGTTACCAGTAATCAAACCAAAGGCAGTTCTTATGTTGGAGAATAGTACTCTAGCAAGAGAGACTTGGTATATTGATAAGGACAATGATGAGTGGAATACTTGTATCGGGTTTTGGTCAGATTTGGATTGGCAACAGGAATTATGTCAGAGTAAAACTGAGAGGTATTTGAATAGACGCAAGAATTTACTTGCAATAAAAGAATTGTGCGATATGAACCAAGTTGAATTTAAACTTGTAACCGCATTTGAAAGAAACGAAATAGGGTACAGGGATTGGGAAGAAAACAAGGATACTAAACATGCATTGGCGAGAGATTTAATGCACCCAGGCTTGTATTTTCATCAAGCAATGGTGGAACGCTGGAAAAAGGAACTATAATGGCGACAGAAGATTATTTAGGAATTAGGATAGACAAAGAGAGAGACCAATTATTTGATAAATTGGGTATCCAGCGTCTACAAGAAAGTTACATGAAAGAGGACGAAGACAGTCCACAACAGAGGTTTGCTTTTGTGAGCAAACAATTCTCATCAAATGATGAACACGCACAGAGATTGTATGATTACGCGAGTAAGCATTGGTTATCCTACTCTACACCTATCTTATCATTTGGTAGGTCTAGTAAGGGGTTACCTATATCATGTTTTTTAAATTACATAAACGATACAGCGGAGGGATTAGTTGAAAATTTATCGGAAACAAATTGGCTTAGTATGCTTGGTGGGGGTGTTGGGATTGGCTTTGGTATCAGAGCTAGTGATGATAAGTCTACTGGTGTCTTGCCACACCTCAAGACCTACGACTCAAGTTCACTTGCCTATAGACAAGGCAAAACAAGGAGAGGGTCATATGCTGCCTATCTTGACATTAGCCACCCCGATATCACAATGTTTCTCGAAATGCGTAAACCGACAGGAGACCAAAACCTCAGATGCCTAAACTTACATCACGGTATTAATATTAGTGATAGGTTCATGCAGTTAATTGAGAAGTGTATGTCTGACCCAGAGGCCGATGACAGGTGGAATCTGACAGACCCACACACAGGTGAAGTGCGAGATACAGTATCAGCGAAATCATTATGGCAGAAGATATTAGAGATGAGAATGGAAACAGGGGAACCTTATTTACATTTCGTTGATGCAAGTAATCGTGGATTACCAGAGTGGTTAAAAGATAAGGGATTAAAAATCAATCAGTCTAATCTTTGTTCAGAGATTATTCTACCTACAAACGAAAAAAGAACTGCTGTATGTTGTCTATCATCTGTGAACCTAGAACACTATGACGCATGGTCAAAGAGTACTACATTCTTAAAAGATGTGGCGGAGATGTTAGATAATGTATTACAACATTTTATAGACAATGCTCCAGAGACAGTATCAAGGGCAGTCTATTCAGCGAAACAAGAAAGAAGTATCGGTATCGGTGCATTGGGATTCCATGCATATCTACAGAAGAATAGTATACCGTTTGAAGGATTCATGGCAAAGTCCACTAATATAAGAATGTTTAAATTGATAAGGGGAAAACTAGATGAAGCGAATTTGGAACTTGGCAAAAACAGAGGCGAAGCTATTGACGCAAGAGGCACAGGAAGAAGGTTTAGTCATGTTATGGCTATTGCTCCTAATGCTTCCAGTAGTATTATTATGGGAAACACTTCGCCGTCTATTGAACCCTATCGTGCAAATGCTTACAGACAAGACACACTTTCGGGAGCGCACCTCAATAAAAATAAGCATCTGGATGTTATTATTAAAGATAAAGTTGCAAAGAATTCGCGTTTGGATTACGACAAAATTTGGTCATCGATAATTGCTAATGACGGTTCGGTACAACATGTTACATGTTTAGATGAGAAAGAGAAAGAGGTGTACAAGACTGCCATGGAGATAGACCAACGGTGGGTGGTTGAACATGCCTCTACAAGACAGGAATGGATAGACCAAGGGCAGTCAGTTAATTTGTTCTTTAGACCAGATGTTAACATAAAATATTTACACGCAATACATTATCTCGCGTGGAAACAGGGTATGAAAACTTTATACTACTGTAGGTCTGAGAAACTAGGCAAAGCAGACAAGGTATCGAAACGCATAGAGCGAGATGTGATAAAAGAAATTGATTTCAAGAGTATGATAGATGGTGAAGACTGTGTTGCATGTGAAGGATGATGTAGAAAAAGAGATTCCACTAAATAAAAAGATTGCAGTTTTAGTAAGTGGTGGATGGGATAGTGCCGTTCTATGGTATCTAGTCAAATCCGTATGTATGGAACGCAATCAAGAGTGTAATCCATTTACCGTACCAAAACTAGATGGTGCGGAACATTACGCTAATTTGGTCTTAGAATGGTCTTCTAACCGTCTAGGACACGCCCTAACGAAGACAACCATCGTAGGGGATATATCATCCGATAACCCATCTGATTATGTTACTAGTGGTGGTTATGAGATATGGAATGAGGGATTAGCAGAACATTTATTTAGTGCGGTGAACAAGTATCCGCCTAATCAAAGGTCTCTGATGCCAGAAGGGTATCCTCTACCCAATGATAGGTTTGTCAAAACAGAGGAACACACCCATTTGAGTCAGCCATTCGCTGACTTAACAAAAGACAAGATTATACAGTTGGGATTCGATTTAGGTATAGCGAATGAGATTGCGCCCATTACGCATAGTTGTACTGAATTAGACAGGGGCAGATGTGGTAACTGCTGGTGGTGTAAAGAAAGAGAATGGGCATTTAAACAAATAAGACAGGAAGATATTGGAGAGAATTAATGACACCTAAACAAGATTTAACAAGTAAAAGAGATTATTTTAAACCATTCAATTACCCTTGGGCGTATGACGCTTGGTTGAAACATGAGCAATCTCATTGGTTACATACAGAAGTACCAATGGCAGAGGATGTAAACGATTGGAAACAACGACTAAGTGTAGAAGAGAAAGCATTTCTCACTAACATATTTCGATTCTTCACTCAAGGGGATATAGATGTGGCAGATGGGTATGTAACTAACTACATGCCGTATTTCCCACAACCAGAAGTGAGAATGATGTTATCTGGATTTGCCGCTAGGGAAGCATTGCATGTTGCCGCTTACTCGCATTTAATTGAAACTCTTGGTATGCCTGAGAGTACATATAGTGAGTTCTTAGAGTACGAAGCAATGGCAGACAAACACGAGTACTTCATGGACTTATCCAAGGCAAATGGGACTAAGGAAAGTGTTGCTACAAACATCGCCGCCTTTAGTGCATTTACTGAGGGTATGCAGTTGTTTAGTTCTTTCATTATGTTATTGAACTTTCCGCGTCATGGTAAGATGAAAGGTATGGGACAGATTATTACATGGTCTATCGTTGATGAGACTATGCACGCTGAGTCTATGATTAAGTTGTTTAGGACATACATAGAAGAGAACAGGTCACTATGGAAAGATTCTCTCAAAAAAGAAATATATACTATTGCCGAGAATATGGTGGAACTAGAGGAAAAGTTTATTGACCTTGCATTTGCAATGGGCCCAATGGAAAATCTAAAACCAGAAGATGTCAAAACATATATCCGTTATATTGCAGACAGACGATTAATTAGTTTAGGAATGAGGGGAATATTTAAAGTGAAACGCAATCCATTACTGTGGGTAGAAGAAATGATTAATGCACCGACACACACAAACTTCTTTGAAAATAGAGCAACCGATTATGCTAGGGGGGCTTTACAAGGGAAATGGGATGATGTCTGGGGCACAGCAGCGGCGGTCTAATGTCAGAACCCTCAAAAATAATAGAGTGTGAAAACTGTGACGCTGTTTACAGGATTAAACATGACATGTCTGAATCACATTATCGTGTTCAGTATTGTACATTTTGTGGACACAGACTAGAACTTGAAGAAGAACTAGAACAAGAAGATTGGGATAAAGAGGAAGTATTAGAGGATTGGTAGTGGATAAATTTGATAAAGCGCATATGCAAACAGCAAAAATATATGCGAGATTGTCACCAGCAAAAAGATTAAAAGTTGGTGCAATTCTGGTGAAGGAAGGTAGGATAATTTCTATAGGATATAACGGTACGCCGTCTGGATGGAGTAACGATTGTGAGTACCCAAGCAAACGAGGTGCATTGACAGGCAATGTCATAGAGTTAAAAACTAAACCAGAAGTATTACACGCGGAGACAAATGCAATCGCCAAGGTTGCTAGGTCTACTGAGAGTGCCGATGGTGCCGTATTATATACCACACACGCACCATGTTTAGAGTGTTCTAAGTTGATATACCAATCTGGTATCGTATCAGTTTTTTACGAGAATGAGTATAGAACACAAGATGGAATAAAGTTTCTACAGAAATCTGGAGTCACTATTAGGAAGATGTAGATGTGGAAGTACGAGGAAATTACACATATAAATTTAGAAGTGTCAAGTATATGCAACGCCGCTTGTCCTTGGTGTCCAAGATATGTTGACATGTCAACCAATGTTAACCCAGAAATTGATGTTGGATATATCTCATTAGAGAAGTTTAAAAAGTATTTTCCAGAAGACTTTATAAAACAAATAAGGTTTTGGACTTATAGTGGTGACTACGGTGACGCCTGTACCAATCCACAGTTGATTGAGATACTAGAACACACAATAAATATCAACCCAGATACGCGGATACAAATAAACACAAACGGTGGCATGAAGAACGATAAGTTCTGGACTCAACTTGGAAATCTTTTTGTTGGACATGATATGTGGGTGGTTTTTTCAATTGACGGTTTGGAAAATACCAACCATATTTACAGGAGAAATGTGAAGTGGGATAAACTCATGAAAAATGTGAGTGCATATATGTCTACTGGTGCCAAAGCTCATTGGGACTTTTTAACTTTCAAACACAACGAACATCAAGTCGAAGAGGTTAAGAGTTTCGCTAACACTTTGGGATTTGACAGAGTAAATATAAAACTACCAGAAGGATTTGAAGGTAGTAATATGTTGGTCAAAGATGCGGATTATAATGTTATATACGAAATAGAACCGATTAATATGGAACAGATTAAAAACCCACTACCTAAGGCAAATCGCATCATCTATACTGAGATACAAGAACAGGTAGAGACATGGCACAAAGATACGGTTGGTGAAATAAAATGTTTTTCTTTGCGAGATGGTATGGAAATGAGAGTGACCCACAAGGGAGAAGTGATGCCGTGTTGTATGTTTGGACATATGCGACACTATCCAAGACACAACAGTCAATATCACAAGGCACAGGTCAATCATATTCTTAAAGATAAAAAGATAGATTTAAATAAGTGGTCTTTGAAAGAAATACTAGATAGTGACCCATTCAGATGGGTATATGAAAATTGGGAAGATAAAAAATGTTTGACTTGCGTAGGTAGTTGTAACTTGAGTGAAACGCAGAAACCAATCATGCAACAAATATTTAACGGTGAGGGATTATATGGAATTGCCTAAAGCATTGTTAGTTGGGTGTGGACATGGGGTAGGTTTGGAACTATCAAAACACCTATCAAAAAACTATGAGATTACTGAAATTAGTGGCAATTGGGATACCAGAGGTATGGGTTCGGTTTATGATGTGAAAGATGATTTTGATTTGATTGTGTTCAATCAAAATGGTGGGGCGCTACCTAATAATCTTGAGGATGGAACTATAGACATAAACCAATGGAATCAAACTCTATTCACCAATCACCAGTTGCCTTACTATATTATGAATAAACAATCCAAATCCCCAAAAGTTATCATGGTTGTGACAGGATTCATCCGCGTGAATAAAGATTACCCAGAACAGTTAAAGGATTATGCTGACCAGTTTAGACTATACATTGGGTTGAAACTTATGAATGTGGAACTTATGAAAATGTTTTCCCTACACAAAGATGGCATTTATTGTTGCCTCGCACCAAGTTTTTATAAAAAGACCGTTGATGACATGGCGTCTGATATGTACAATACTATCATGGCAATTGACGAGTCATATAATAGAAAAATATTTGATGAAACTGGAACTATACAAGAAATGGAGATGCATTAATGGAAATAAATAACATACGCGGATGGATGATGGATGGTGACTATGATGCCATAGAGAAGATTTGTTCAGAGTTCCTTGACAGAGATTATGTTGAGGTATTTGAGATAGGAACCCTATATGGTAAAAGTGCTATTGCTTTTGATGACGCATTGAAAACAGTACCCCATCACATACTAACAATGGATGTGTGTAAGGGTTGGATTGGGCCTTCAGATGAGTTGATAAATGAATTAGGTTTAGATGACAACTTTAAGGCAATGCGTGACGCGAACAGAAGTACAGCAGAGGAACAGTACGATGAAGTACATAGAAATATTATGGGTAGGGACATAACCTTTATTGATGAAAAATGGGACAAAGATTATGGATGGCCTAGACAGGATATAAAAAGCCCAAGTCCCGATATAATGTTTTATGATGGTTCACATAGTTATGAAGAGACCAAAGATATTCTCGAATATTGGCGTTCTCTTATACCTTGGCCAGGCGTGAACACATTGGTTATTGACGATTACAGTATGACTGAGTGGGCTGGGTTACAGAAAGCAGTCGATGAGTTTATGACTAAAGATGGGTGGGAGATGACTACTTACCCAGAATCAAAAATGGTATCAATAAATGTTAAGGATAAACAATGATAGTTGATTTTCACGGTTACGAATTGGAGTGCGATGAAACGGTATTCAGACCCACTACTATAAGCGAACTAACAGCACCCAAAATACCAGTAAAAGGTAAAAGGGTTTTAGACCTTGGATGTGGTGTTGGCCCATTATCGATATACTTTGCAAAACATGGTGCTGAGTATGTCGCTGCTACAGATGTGTATGACAAACACATAGAGTATACAAAGAAGAACGCGCTGAGACATGGTGTCGATATTGATGTATACCAGAGTGATATATTTGAAAACATTGAAGGTAAATTTGATATCATATGTTGTGATGTATCTGGTGTAGATAGAAGAGTCGCCGAGATGACAGGGTGGTTTCCAGAGGGAGTGCCCACAGCAGATACTACAGGTTCAGATTTAATCTGTGAGGCAATTAAATACTCGCCAGAATACTTGAATGAGGGTGGGGAGTTGTACATATGCACAACATCATGGTCAGACTTACAAAAGATACAATTGATGATGATATTTACGCCACTCATGACTCAAGGAGAGATTATATTCTCACAGGAGATTCCCTTTTCAAGACGATTGATGGCAAACTTGGATAACTTAGACCCCAAACGAGGGGCAATACCTACTACAGAACAATATTTTTATACAAAACAAGGCGATAGTTACACCAAGGATGGTGATGATTATAGATGGAAGTTTAATCTATGGCGAATGGCAAGACTCTGAAGAAACTAGTTACCATATGGTTGATATTTTTGGGGATAGTCATGTTGCCTATCTTACCACTTATACCATACTCTAACTGCTGGTATTACTCATTCAAGAGATACATATTAGAGGGATGTAAGGGTAAAATTATTCCAGTTGCCAGTAGGCGGTGGAGAGGATACCATTGTGTTTATCAAGATGCAGAAGGACAGT